CTTAGTTTTCTTCAACTGAGTTTTTCTGGGCGTTGGGGTAGAATCATTGAATCCACGATAAACAGAGACTCCTAGTTTTCCTGCCTGAGAAAGGGCTTGTGCAATGGGGTGAGGGATATAACCAATCATGTTGGAAACTTTATCCACTACATCCGCAAACCACTCGCCCATGGGATTCTCAGCAACAGGAACACCAGGAGGCATCGTTGATAGACAATGACTGTAAATGTCGAGAGCAACTGGATCAAATCCAGCAGATGGGGTTGCCATAACCAAAACTTCTTGCTCACCCATTCCTGGAAACGTCTCATAATAAAAAATCATGGTCAGTTGTAAAGTAGTTTGATTACTCAAACCAGAAAAGTAGGCCCCCGAAGTATGAATGGGGTGAATATGAGTAGCAGAAGGAACCAGCTTGGCACCTCCTCCATTAATTCCAATAGCTTGCTGTGGAGCAGCAAAAGCAAGGGTAGACACTGTATCTTCCTCATCGTCGAGAGCTGCATAAAATGCAGAATTATAGTCAGCAACGTAAGGGGGATTATCATTGGAGTGAAAGTGGGCAACATTGTAGCATCCGTCTTCTGGCTTCCAAGTGCGAGATCCGGGCAACAAATTTATTTGTGCTAAATTTATTGGGATCTGCCTCAGAATGGTTGCAGTGCAGTCTGCTGTAGGTGTTCCCGCACCGGTTGATTGTAGATTGAAGAAGGCAGGGTTACGCTGAGTCTGCATAACCTTGAAAACAGTAACAGCACCTTGACGATACAGGGTGCTGGTAGTGTTCACAGCTTCAAAACCAATTCCAGTGAGTCTTCCAACTCCATTTGAATATGGTCCACCAACTTGGAGAGAACCAATACGCACAGTAGAAGGAACTCCTGAATAAGGGTCAAAATTAGTGTTAGGCGCAACCGCCCAAACCTCTAATCCGCCCAAAATACACGAAGTGTCATTTGGCCACTGTGCTTGATTTCCCAAGCGATTGGAAGTGACAGAGTAGTACTTGGAATTCAGCATGGGGGACATAATCAAAACGCAATCCCAGTTACCCGCAAAAGGAGCACCTCCTGCAGGGACTGTGATATTGAGTGCTTGTTTGACTTTTCTCACCACCGAATAACCTGTTTCCACATCTGGCCACCCATCCAAGCGTTTCAGCTCGGTGTCATGAAAGGGGTCAATCATAGCGACTAACCAATCCTTTCCAGCCTGTGACATCAGGCGGTCTCCGACCAAACGGTTCAACAATCTTTCAGCTCGGTTGAAAGCTCTGGGCATAATTTTTTCAGACATTGATGAAATTTTAAATTCTCATTACCATGTGTTGTTAAAATTCCTTCGTAGCCAGTATATAGACGTTTAAAGGAGTCACGGATAACAACCGAAACTCCTAAATCATACATAACAAGTTGGAAATCCCGCATATGCCTTTCATAATGCTTCATATACCACTGCACATATAACAAGAGCAGATCGAATATGGATTCATTAAGGAAGGACAAAATTGTGAGATTTACAATTTTTTGAAATTTGTCTAATATAGAGAGCTTCGACATGGATGCTGAGTAAATTATGGAAGAACAGACCTTTCCAAACCGAGGGTAAGGCAAATATAAACCCTGATCGAAAACAGTATAAGAACCAAGAAAAGAATGGCGCGGGTCAAGAACACCACACGAAGGGTCAACAGAATGGAACTGAGAGCTGGGTTTTAGCTTTAGGCCAAACTCAGTATAAATCTCTCTTTCCCATCCCAGAAACTCTTCAGGTGTCTCAAACCCCCAATATGCTAAATCAGTAGAAGCAAGAATGTCATCTGAGTAGATGAGACACTCCACATGAAGAAGTATCTCATCTAGAGAAAACTCCCTTCCAAGAAGTTTCTGCCGTTTAACAAAACCATAAATCTTGATTACAAGATGCGCGATACTATTATTAGACGCGGTACCGTCGCGCCCTGAATTATTGCCAGTGCATCGCTGCACTACCAAACCATTAGGTAATAACACAGTGGGTGTAAGGTTGTGTTGAATGACATGATCAATCATAGCAACCAAATCAGAGTCAGAAGAATCATATTCTAATAATTCTAATCTAATTACATAAACAACACGGAGGAAAATGGTACGGTCCCAACCCGAACAATCAGATTCCCATCGAAAAGAAAATCGTTCTAAAGGTCGGATCATTTCATTAAACCCCCCGTATTGCTTAATACCCCCATATTTTATCCATGAGTTTGGATGACCGGCAATAAGTCTTTTATTCTGGCCACCGAACAGAAACTTCTCCTTAGCTAAAAAATGAACAGGTGTACAGAACGTACCTCTAACTTTGGGCTCAACAGGATTGCCTTGATCATCAAAAACTTGAAGATCACCAATCATGAGGTCCTCGGCTGGAAGTTGTTCTAACTTGTCATTATAGGTATCAATTGGGATATAAAAAACATCCTCACATAAAGTCTGAAGACCCGCAAAAACTGCTGGGTCGGCAGAGAATACATGAGCTTTCTTCTTATACCCCATTTTTAACCATGGAAGCCCGGGAGATGTGTTTATATTATATTCGTGTCCACCTTTGGGGAGATAAACTCCACAACGAAGATGGGCCAATAATATAATAACAAACCTGACGGAAGTAGAATAAACCCGCGAAGATGTGGGTTCCCTGGCTGGAACGTCACACTTCTGAATTGAAAACATAACAGACGACAATTTCGCTCTTACCATATGATATGTGGCGGAAGTGTCAACAATAGTAGTAGAAA